AGTTTTAACATAGCTAATAACCTCTATAATAAATATTAATTTGTTCTAATATGCCCATCATATGTTTATGATCTTTTGAGGCAATCATCTCTTCTCTTGAACTATATTGTTTAATACCGTCAACATCTATATACTTTAAATTTCCTTCATTATCTAGAGCACAGTTATATACGCTGAAGATATCGGTGAGTAGAATATTGTTTTCATATGCTTTATTAAAATGGCTAATTAAGGCTTTACGGTACCCCATATCGGTTACCCAGTCGTAATTGCCCCATTCAGGATGAAAGTTATGCTTTTCGTAAAGTACGTTTTTAACAGGGTATCTTTCTTGAAAAGCGTACAACACTCCTTTATGTATACCTGCGTGATATAGTTTAGGAGTTATTCCATTGTCGTATAGAAACTTATTTGTTTTAATTATAGTCAATAACTGTTCTTTAGATGCTACAGGTATAACAGTATCGAATACTTTCTTTTCTAACGTTGCTTTACAAGGGTATAAGTACTTTAAAATTTTATCATCGTAATGAAATACTTTATGAATATATCTAAAGTCTTGAGACCTACCTGTTGCTTCTTCATACCTATTGTCTAAATCAATCGGTAAAGGTGCAAATGTATCTTCGTATTCTTTTAATTCTTTATCTACTTTAACCTCTAATGATTTCCAATCTCTAGAGTTTAGTTGAAAGCTAGATCTTTCAGGGTAGTGGTATTTATGAATTTTAATATCACCTATGAAGCAGTCTAATCCTGCTCCTAAGTCCCTGTAGTATTTTTCTCCTAATCCATTTCCTAGTTTACTACCTAATGTATTAACCCAGTCTCCTACTTTGCCATTTCGAAAATCATTAGTTGTGTATATTACGTCTTTATCAACGCTATTAGGTAATCTTATATCAACTATATCATCTGTTGGCTGTTCCAAGAATTTACCTATCTTACCTACAGTTTCGGTATACAGTTCTATTGTTTCTTCGAATGATACAATCTCAATATCTAGTCCAAGAAGTTCTCTTGACATATAAACAGAAAACCAATTTTTATAATACTGGAGTAGTAATTCAAATGTATTATCGTAAGTCTGATCAATTAGTTCATATCCATCGAAATCAAAGTTCTTATAAAAGTTATCAAATGTTTTATACTTAGATTTATATCTCGGTCTGTGATAGCATGATGCTATAATATCTCTAACATCTCTATAAACTAATATAATTTTAGATTCAGAAAAGAACTTGTCTAGCTCATTATTATTCTCTTCACTATGCTTATACTTTAAATAATCCTTAAAGTCATGTGCATGTGTCCAAGTCACTTTACCGCCTTCGTACATTAGAGATTTAAAAATAGGCATCTCATCTGTAAATTTAGCGAAGTCGATATAGTTGTAGTTAATACTCTCGTACCCGAAGTTGTTGACTATTAAGTCAGTAAGTAAATGTGTTCCACTTCTTCTAGCAGATACGATGATAACGTTCTTTTTAGAATTCATTTAGTCCTTTTACTCTGTTAGATAATGTTCTATCAGCTTCTGTAAAGCAACATTTATTAATTAACCTTATACCATTTCTGTCTAATAGGTCAGAATATTTTACTTTGTCTCCCGTCTCTGCGTCACTCCAACTATACTTGTGCAGTATGTCTCCTTTTTCTGGATAATCCCATTCGTCATAAAAGCTTTTATATTTACTATAATGTTTTGTTAGATCTTCTTCTGAGAAGAATTGATTAAAGTCTCCTACGTTTTTATATATAGATCTTTTATACTTTCTAACATCATCTATACCTAAAGGTTCTGAATCTAAGAACTTAGATACTGAATTTAAAAACTTATCTTGATAATAAAACGCATCTTCGTATTTTAATACTACGCATCTATCTCCAAAAGTCTTCTTAAAATATGTTATAAGTTCTATCTGTTTATCGGCTACTTCATTAAGAAAAGAAACTCCTTTATGTCTTCCACTCTCATAATCATTATCATGTAGATGAATACCATTATCGAAGTGAAATAAATTCATTGCGACTTCTCTAGGGTCAGTAATGATCATAAATACTTTTGTATCGGCTAAGTTAAGTAAACTATCTTCTACAACTCCATCTAATACTACATGGCTTTTAGCCCAATAATCTAATGATGTTGTTTCAGGAAAGTTTTCTCTTATCGCTTCTTTACAAAATTCAGACCCTGACATTCTCCAGCTTACTAAAAGATACTTATTATTTACTATTGGTTTTCTTATCCATGCATAAATATCATTCTCCCAATACCCGGGGTAAAGCTCTACATACTCTTTTGGTAGTTCATTAGCAGTTGCTTTTATATGTCTGTTAGATTGTTTTTCTAATACTTGAGGGAACCATTTTTCTATGTAACTACGATGAGGGCTATCTTTATCTGTCACTTTGAGGTATTCCTGTATCAGAGGTAAATCTTCTGGTAAGTCGGTTTGTACTGTTGAGAAGTTAGTATCTGCTATGATAGGGTATGGTCTATATTCTTCTAACCACGGGTACGTAATTTTATCTATCCATACATCATTAGCGGTTAACTCTCTATGCTCTGCATCACTTATAAACTGAGCTGCTGCTGTAGGTTTAATTGCATAAGCATGATGACCTAAAAAATTTAACTGTATTAAAGGGTGAAGACCGTCTTGCGGTTCTTCATAAATCATTTCATAAGGTCTTATGTAACTTGGTCTACCAAAGTTAACACATTGATCGAATTCTATGTCCGGTAAATTATCTACAAATATAGCATCGTGTTCTAAAATTAAGATTGGCTCTCCTAACTCTAAACATTTTTTCCAAAGTAAGTAATGAGATGCAAAACAAGCTCCTACGTTATCAGGTCTACCGTACCTACTAAAATGACTATTATCATCTGGTAGGATATCTTTCCATTGGGTAGGAAGTACTGCTTCGAATAGTTCTATAGGTTCACTGTACCCAACATCTTTTGCAGATTGAATTGTTTGTTGAGCTGACTTGAGTGAGTCTTCATTTTGACTCAGTGTTATGATGAATGTTTTCAATACCTGTAACTTCTTTTATTCGTACTTTTAAATTTCCAGACCCTTTTATGAGTCGATGGTATGTCTCTTTAGGTATAAAGATACGATTTATTTCTGTAGGAACCGAATTATCTAGTTGAAATTTCCAATCTGTTTTTCCTATGGCTTCTACTATTCTATCTTCTTTGTCTCTATGCCATACGAATTCAAATGAGGAAGTATCTTGAGAAAACTCCCTTATTATATAACCATTCTCTTCTGTTTCAGAATATGGTCTACCAGTAACCTGAGAAGTTTGATCCACCGCCTAATGATTTCCAGTAACGGCCAATATTACATGACCAATAACCTGCTTTTGTTTTATCTTTCTTTGTTGAACATTTATGACGAGCTGCAAATGATGCTCTAGCTCCTCTTTGTTTCAACTTAACTGATAATCCAGTATCACCAAATGATACCTTCTTAACGTTTCCTTTCTTTGACTTAACATAAACGTAGAACTTTTTAGAGCCTCCACGCTTTGGTTTGTTAAGAGCAACTTTTTTACCTTTATATTCTGCTTCTGACATATAGTCTACTGAAGCTTTTAGCATATCAAATCCTGAATAATCTAATTCCTCATTTAACTTAACTGCTTTTCTAAACGTTTCCATATTAATTGCAGCGCCCATAGACTCGACTAACTCTTTTACTAAGTCATAATCTATCATTTCTGCAATACTAGTTCCTTCATCAAGTAGGTCTTCGTTTTCTAACATTTCGTCTATTAGAGATCCAATTTCAAATAAAGGATCTTTTCCAGAAGAGATCATTGGTAAGTCTAGTGGTACTTTCATACCATTATATTCTCCGTATTCTCCTATGTCAGTATTCTCTAACAAGTAAGTATCTTCTTCGTTGAGTTTAATTTTACCGTCTCTAACAGCTTGTCTTGCTTCAGTAAACAATTGTATAAAAGCAGTTGAAGAGTACCGGTAGACATTCTCATGTAAAGAGAGACCATTGTCTAAATGGTACTTTAAAGATGGTACGCCGACTAGTTCTTGTAGTTTAATCATAATTTATTTCATTTCAGGATGAAACATGAATTTAATAATCTTAGCATCTTTAGATACTTCCTTTCCGTCTATTTCTATACCGATAGGATAGGGCTTAGTTTTATCATCTGCCCAATAGGCTACGTCGTAACTTTTATCTTTATTACTGGTTACTAGTAGTCCTCTGTTATATGTATCTTCTTCTGCTTGTAATACGACCATTTTATCAGTAGGAAGAATCATATCTCCCATGAGCTTGATATCACCTTCGTCGTAACCGTCGGCGTTATATCTATTCTCTTCTGTTAAAATTTCTATCAGTTTCATTATTTAAAGTCTTTTCTATAAAACTTTCCTAGAACGTTATCGTTGATATATACATCGTCATGCTCTAGTACTTCATTAATAAATAGGTACTTACATTCAAAATAGGTTAATAGCTTTTTATTAGGTACGAATGCTAATATCCTTTTTTCAAAATCTGATCTTAGATTAGTTGATTCTTTTACGTATTTTAATATGTCTTTATGTGAACCATAATAATCTTTCCAATCTGATTCTGTAATAACCTTTTGCTTAAGTGGAGTTCTTCCTCCTATACCTTTTGCCTTTCTTTCTTCTCTCAAAGCTTCAAGGGCTTTTTTGCCTAGTCTTTTATTACGTTCGAAGAATAGTACTTTTTTTCCTATGTACTTCAAACCGGTTGGCTTATGTAAGGTTTCGTAAATAAAACCATAAGTACCTTTCGGCATGTCTGAAATCTCTGTTATAAGCCTACCCTGAAAAGTCCAGGTAGGTAGTGTTGGCATGTTCATATTGATTAGGTTATGTCGCTAGAGCTTTGCTTTCAGCTCCTCAATTTGAGACTGCTGTTCTTTGACAGCTTCTATTAATAACGCGACTATTTTCTCATAACGTACTGCTTTAAAGCCATTATCTCTAGTAGCAACTAGCTCTGGTAATACCTTTTCGATATCCTGTGCTATTACTCCTACGTCATGGCCGGTGTTTGTTGACTGATCGTTCCAGTCAAAAGATACACCTTTTATTTGTTTTAGTTTTTGAATTGGATCATTAATCAATTCAATATTATCTTTTAATCTTTCATCCGAAGAAAAGTATGCTGAGATATCTCCTGTAGCAGAAATTGATCCGTTTACAGTTAGATTACCTCCTATAGTAGTTATACCTTGATTTGTTACTTTGAAGCATACTTTATCGTATGTATCATTAGCGTAGAAATCACCATCTCCACTAATTATAGCAAAAGAATCTGTAGTGTCATTTCCTCTTATACCGACTGCAACATGTCCGCTTGCTCCTCCTTCTATTAAAGAACCGAAAGTTGAACCTCCAAGTAGACCTGTAATGTCTGAGTTAGAATTTGTAAAGGCTCCAATAACTGTAGTGCCTCCAACGGTTAATGTACTGCCGTCAAATGTAAGATACTGTTCACCATTTAAGGTTGAGTCACCTACTGCTGTTAATACTCTGTTATTAGCATCGTTACTAATTGTAATTGTTCCTGCAGTTAATGCTGCTAATGAAGCTGATACTGATGCAAAGTTATCAAGAGTTAAGTCGGCAAATGTTGGTGAATCACCTGATGATAAGTTGTTTAACGAAAGAGCGTTTGCAGCAACTCCGTTTGTAGATAAAGCTATTTTACCTTGTATTGGAGGGATAGATAATGCTGATGCAGAAACTATACCTGAAGGTATATTTTGTAAGTCGCTATACTCAGTAGATAGAGCACCAACAGTTGTGTTAATACTAGCTAAAGAAGCAGAAACACTTCCCCATTGCTGTATTCTTACATCCGAACCTGTTATAGCCTGTTCTGATCGAATACTACCGGTAAAGATATGAATATCACTTGCTGCGTCTCCAAATACGTTTGAACCTGAGTTATATAATATGGAAGAAGATACATAGGTAGTGGTAATTTCTGTAGCGTTAATTCTACCTGTAACTGTTAAATCTCCTGTTAATGTATCTGTTGTGTTTCGTAAATATGTAGCTTGTACAGAATCACTTCCTGATTGTATACGAGTTGCTAGAGATGAAGATAGTGCAGTATGATCTGCTGCTTGTGATGCAGAAGCTGCATTCTCTGTAAATAAGTTAGAGGCTAAAGATGCAGATACACTACCCCAATCGGCAATATATAAATCTGCAGAGCTAGTTAAGCTTCCTTGTAATTGTAAACTACCAGTAAATGAATGAGTATCGTCAGCTGTGTCTCCAAACTTAGTAGAGCCTGATTCAAATACTACTGAAGAGTTATTAAACTCTGTTCTCATTTCTTGAGCAGTAACTGTACCGGTAACTGTTAAATTACCATCTACGGTTGCATTACCAACGTTAGTAAATGAACCTGTATGTTTTAAATGAAACTGTCTATAATCGTATATAAAGTTAGCTGAGCCACTAAATGAAGAATTTGATCCACTTGTAGCGTTTCCTTCTTTGTATTGTACATAATACTCTTTACCGTAGGGCGTAGAGAAAGGAATAGTAACTTCATTGTCTAAAGAAGCTGAAGTAAAAAGACTTAATTGAGTACCAGAAAAAGAAGCAGAATAGAATAACTGCCTAAAGTTATTATCTAGCTCCGTATGAGATAACGGTGTTCCTTTGTCTGCTCTTAATATAATAGCCATCTTATTTTTCTAATTTACTAATTTTCTCTTCCAAGTCAAAGATTATACTAGTTTGTTCGTTTATTGCCTCTATTAATAAAGGCACAATCTTAGAGTAGTCTACAGCAAGATACGAATTTTTGTCTTCAGAAACAACTTCCGGAAGAACTTTTTGTACCTCTTGTGCTATAACTCCTACTTGTCTTTCTTTTTGATCATTCCAATTAAAGTATACACCCTCTAGTTTACCGACTCTAGAAAGAGCGTTATCTATACTATAAATATTTTCTTTTAACCTTTCATCTGAATTAGAAAGTATAGCACCGGATGCTCTAATGCTTCCTGATACTTCTAAGTTATATGTTAAGTCGTTTACTGTGTTGTTAATACCTACCTTAGAACCGCTATAATTAAAATCACCAGCACCTTCTAAGTTACCAGCTTCATTGTATTGAATGTTAAAATCTGTACCAGCTACCTGTCCTGACCTTAATGGTATTACGTGAGTAGGTTGATTGATTGGAACATTTAAACTGCTCGTATAGTGTAGATGAAGGTTAGCACCTTGTAGAGAGCTCGAATAGAAATATGAACCGAAGTTTATATCCATTTCACCGTAGCTCAATGCTTGTCCTTTATTTGCTCTTATTGTTATAGCCATTATATATCTATTTTTACTACAAAAGTCATATCTGTATTATGAGTCTTTTGAATTGGTCTGTTAGTTTTAGCCACGGCGATCAACTCATTAGCATCATTATAAAGTCCAACTGTTGAAATATAAGGAGTAAATAAACTACTACTTACATTAGAGGCAACCGTACCTTCAGTTCCAGTCTGGGCTGAGGTATTGTATGTATAATTTAATTCATTATCACTAACCTTACAGTGTACATTATATGTATAAATAGGTTGGTTTGATTTCCATCGCAATATATGTCTAGAATAAGTACTTAAGTATCTTGCAACTTCTGGATCTGTAATTATTGCTAGGCCTTGATTGTATATTATATCCCCTACTACTTGTCTAGGCTTTGTAAAGACTGTTTCAGATCCTGAAAATATTAGTGATCCGTTACCGTCGTCTATTATCTCTATTCTCTGTTGACTGCGATTAATATCTGAATACTGTATTACAGACTCATCTACGAATGTTTCTTCATCAACTAAGTAGTCATTAGGGTCGATAGGATTTGATTTATACCAATAGTCGTTATTATGAATGTAGGCATTCTCTCCTGATATTCTATCTATAGCGTAACCGTCAAGTATGTATTCATCTACTTCCTTTTCAAACTTAGGTTTAAACTCAAATGTATTAGGAACTATATGTGTACCGAATACACCTTTAGGTATAGATATAACTCCTACTTCTGTTTTTATATCTCTTGAACCGCTAAGTGTTAATGTAGTTTGTAAAGACAAGTCTCTTGAACCGCTGTATAAACCGTTACCTATACCATCGGCATAGAAGTTATGTTTAATGCTATCGTATGTAAGCTTTTCGTATCTGTTATTTCTTAAATCAGATGGGTAAGCATAACCGGGTGTTGAGCCAGAAAAACCTCTTAGAGTTTCAATATTATACGAAGATAACAAACTGCCACTAGCATCCCACTGCTTACGTGCAGCATAATCAGTAACGTATACGTCTTGGCGATTCAGTTTCTTGTAAGTACTCATTCATTAATAGTCAAGCTTAACTCTTACTAACGCTTCTTTAGTAAAGTCTTTCAACAGTGGTCTAGATAGTTTAGCAATTGCAAGCAGATCGTTATTATCATTATATAGTCCAACCGATGTAATATACGATTGAGGGGAGTTAATTAAGACGTCATGTCTCAATTCACCTGATCCTGTTATAACAGAAGGGTTACTTGAGTAATTAAATTCGGAGTTTCTTGCTCTAACAAATACAAAGTTAGAAGCAATAGTCTCTTCTGACTGAACTCTAAACCCTCCTCCTCTTTCGAAGAGATCAAATCCTTGTTGTAGGTTACTTTTACTTCCTGAGAAGGTAACTGTGTTAGCTAATTCATTTGCTTCAAATCTAACTCCACCACTAATTGGCATAGAGTTAAGTGCGTTTGCATTTATCAATATTACTCCAATGTCCGGAAGAACTTTACCGTATGATCCGTGATTAGAAGTATATCCGTTATTGTTTAAACCAGAATAAATAGTTCCTAATGAACCTGATACTAATTCATAAACCCTACCAGCGTCAGTAAATGTAACTGTTGATGCTACTTTACTATCGTCTGTAAGAGTTCTGCTATACGTTTTACCGTTACTAGCTGAATGTTCTAAGGTTATAGAAATTGTTCCTGGTAGTAATTTTTCTTTAAATCTAGCTCTATTAATTGATAGTGCATAAAAATGTTCAGATGCTACTCCTCCGAATACAAAGTTAGAATCTTCATCTCCTAATATAAGTGATCTATATTGACCGTAAACTGTTGATGATGGTGTCTTTCCAGGTACTGTTGGGTTAAAGTATATACTACCGCTTCCTTTCTTATGCCCGTAAGCTAAAGAAAATTGTACCCTTGCATCTTCTAGAGCAGATCCAGTCTGGTATATATTGTAGTAGTAATCACCAGAAGCGCCTCCTACTTGAGTTGAAGAAGTATAGAATCCGTTTAGGGTAGTTTTATTCCCTGACCATACTGGAGTTGATATTGACTCAGCACTAACGACTACGTCTTCTTGATCGAATCTTTTAAATGACATAATTAATTAGATTTAGTAATGGTTACAGGTATAGTTAATCTAGCTCCAGAGTCTCTTCCTATAACTGTAAGTGTTGTCTGTAGCTGTGTTCTTGATCCAAATAAGGTATTAATTGTTGTTGCAGTAAGGTTAACTGAAGTTCCAATAACGTTTTTAGATACGTTGGTACCTATTGTTGTTACAGTGTTTAGCTTTTCAGCTTCTTCAGTATTAACTCCCACTCCTGTGAATGTGTTTAATACTCTAATATCTGCTATTGTAGCAGTATATCCTCCTGCTTCAAACGTTGAAGTTGCTCCTCCAAAGTTAAGTGTCTGAGGTGTTATAGCTAAAGATTCTCCTTGTTTAAGACTAATAGAGGTAAAACCTAATCCTAAGATAGGTAGCTTAGAAGTACCTCTTGGTAGTGTAGTAAGTTTGTACTTCATAATTTGAGTCTCATCAGGAAATGCTTCTAATAGAGGCATATTCTCAATAGCTTCTCCGTAGAGAGCAGAACCAGAGGGATGTTGTGGATTGTATAAGGTGTAGTCGATTTCGTCATCTGCTAGTGCAAATTGCGTAATCTTAAAAGAACCATCTCCTCTAGCTAATAGCTCTCTTCCTTTTTTTGTTAAGATCGCATCCACAGTGACGATCGAATTATCTAAATATCCCATTTTGTGTTATTGTGTTTTATATAAATATCTATTATATATGTTTTAATTAAGTTATGATGCAGATCCACTTGTTCCGCTTACTGATTTTATTATATTTCCAAATTCATTAGTAGTAAATACTGTTGATATGTCACTTGCAAGTATTTTTTTATCAACAATCCTTACAAATCTATTACCTCTTGATTCGTATAAAATACTTCCTCTATTTAAGTTTATTACTCCATCTACCTTGGTACCGTAGTTGCTAGGACGTGTTGTAGGGAAAGTACTTGATGTAACATATAGTACACTACCAGATACATAATCTGTTGGTAGTCTGCTATCGTTATAATAAATATCATCAGAATGTTGTTCTACTGCGTTGATTATAGTTTTAGCAGAAGCATCAAGCGGGTGGACTGATCCTTGAAATACTTTTAAAGTCATTGCTGGATCTTCTCCAAATATACTTCCACTGTTTAAACTTGTCCCATGGTACCTAGCGTTAGTCCAACCTGTTGTAGTATAGTTACTATATTGTACTGATGCTTTCGTTGCTGTTTGAGAGATAATTGCTCCTAAATTCGTTGGTTTAAGTTGGTCTCCTTCTCTATCAACTACCATAGCAACAGTACTAGTTGAGTTAGTACTAGCATTTCCTATAAGTGCGTTAAAGTCACTATTGCTAAACTTATCAGCTAAGTATGGGGCAAAAATAAATTCTACATTTAAGTCTAATGGAGTTCCTGCTGCATCTATACCTACTGGTAGAGAAAATACATCTGTAGGTTGAGTACGTATAAAAAAGTAACCTGCCTGTTTTGAAATTTCAGTTGTTGCTAATTCAATAGGTAAATTACCCATAGTTAACTTTATACCAGTAACTTGAGATAATGTCTGTTCTAGTGAAACATTATTACCACTATTAAAAGGAATAGTAAGTCCTAAAACTCTATAAGGTGGAAATAATGCATCGGCTAAATAATACTGCTTACCATTACCGCCTGTCTGTACATTATTTAACACTTGGTCGTAATCAAAGCTTCCTGAAGCTCCATATTTACCTTCCGGTAGTTCATACGAGCCTGTGCCTATACTACTACTGTAAAGTAGGTTAGCATTGCCCTCGTCGTAAGAGGTAGGGTTAGTGTTCTTGAATTCTAATTCAGTCATTTATTATAGTTTGTAATGGTAGTTAATCCGCCGGGATTTTAAGGCCCCTATACACTAGTTACTCGCCCGAAGGTCCGCTTTCGTATCACCATTTATGTTAGCTTCATGTCTCCATGAAGATCGGACTATATCATCAGATTGCTAATCTGCTGGGCGCTAATTCTGGTTATTAAGGGAACCCATTTTCCCTCCAGTAGTCTCTGAACCTTCTACAAGATGGCTTGTAGCTTGGCTGCTGATTGTCTAATCTTTAACATTATTACGCTTTGGTAGTTAAAGCTCTAAAGAGTTTCCAGCAATTCACCCAGTTTAAATCGGACTTATTATTAGACAGTCGCCGGCAAAGTCCCTGTGTTAGGACTATGATGGTAACCATCTAGGTTTCTTTCATATAAATATGTATCTAGTATGTTAGTATAAAAATTAACTTCTCTGTGGTAATCAGGATTTGTGTTCTCAGGGAACGTAAAGTTATATGTATAACCAGTTCCCATAGTACCGTCTATCTCTACATCTATATAGTATGCAGCCTTATAGTATCTTCTAGAATTTCTGTACTCTTCTGCTAAGAAGTAGCTATTAACTACATTGTCAGCTGTCTGAGTAATTAATTGCTCTGCATCACGTTTTTGGAATAGTTGATAAGTACCATCATCTGTTATTTTATCACCATCATGAGTAACTCTAAACCAGTTTCTAAATGTAAAGTAATGTTTAGCAGGAGTATATCTAGCATAGAATGCTGTAGTATCCCCGAACGAACCAGACGTGATAGTAATCATACTACTTGTAGTAAGTAGATTGTTAGCTGAGTTATACCATCCTAAGAATGGGTAACTGTTATATCCATCTATTGCTTCTGCTGCTAGTGAACTATATAAATTCCAGTTTTGGGTATGCTGGAAGCTACCAGTTGAAGGAATAGTACTTGGGTAGTTTAATTGAACAGAATCAAATAACCCATAGGTTCCTTCTCTCATAGTTCCATCTGCTGTTCCGTCTGGATAGTTTGTAGTGAAAGAATATACTACTCTATTGGCTGCTTCTGTACTGAAGTGAGCATAGTAGTGGTCTATAGATATATTTGTATCTTCATATAAAGTTAATACGGAAGATGTTTGAATTAACGTATCTGTCTCTTGTGATCCATCAAACCATCCTTCAAAATAGTAAGGGTATGTTGGTGTAGCATTAGCAGTAATAAACTGGTAAAGGTCATAATCAACTGAACTACTTATTGGCAGTGAACTGTTAGCTACTGCGATTGGATATGAAATTCCTACAAGTCCAGGTCCAACAGGAGTAAATCTATAGAACTCTCCTACTTTAGTTATAGTAAGTATAACGTCACAGGCAAGCGGTATAGGTAATGAGAAGTTAAATGCTCTCAATGTAAATTGAGCAATAGGCTGTGCTTGTGATTTAAAAGGGTTACCTTTATTCAATTCACCGTCTGAAGCAACTAATAAAGAGCCGCTAAACTGTCCTGTATACTTTGGAGATTCATCTGTTACATTTCTATGAACTAAACCTAAAGGAGACATAACACTCTGTAAGTGGTTAGTCGTATAAGGTTTTAAAGGTGTCATATCAAAAGCACCTGCATGTGATCCTGTTATAGGGTCAATTTTTATACTTCCTGTATGTATAGTATGTTCATAACTAACTTCTACTTGCTTAATCTTACTCCTATTAAGCATGTGAGGTTTAATTATTACTCCAGTGTTAACATTAGAACGAGCAGGAATAAAATCTTTTACCGCTTTGAATATAGAGTTATCAAAGAATTTAATAAGTCTTATAAAGTCTCCTGTCTGTCTAAATGCTTCAAAAGGAGTAGCATTCCAATCCCAGTCAGCATCTTGCCATACTTTTTGTATTCCATTCCAGTAGTTGTATATACTACCTTCTTGTTCGTCTGTAAATATTTTCTCAGCTAGTTCATTCAGTGAATTATAACTAGGCTGTTTAGCATCTCTTGGATCTCCAATATAGTTATCGTAATCGAAACTACCGCTAACTCTAGCTTGGATAAGGTCATTTGTCGTATCTGATATGTCAAAGCCTACCTCTACTGTATGTGTATCATCAGAATACTTATATACTCTATCAACAACTGAACTGTAGAGAGATAAGGTACTACCAGAAACTAAACTTCCTGAGTTGTCTAACCTAATCTTATCTAGTGAACTAGTAACGCCTTGTTGAGTAGAAAAATGTCTATTACCGTCAATAGCAGTACCTCCAAATTGTTTAATTGTAAGTAAGTTATCTGGTATACCGAAACAGTTAATAAGGGCTCTTAAACCTCTATTAGTACCTTTTGCTTTTGTAAGTAAAGGTATATTGTGGTAAATTCTTTTATATATCTCCTTCTGATAGTTATCAGCAGGCATTGGCTGTAAATGCTCTAAACCACTTCCAGATGTAATCTGCATATAGTGGTTAATAATTTCATTAGGATTCCCAGATGTATAGGATTCACCATTGAAAGAAGCAAATAAGTTTTCTAGATTCTTATTACCGTTATATACATTTATACCGAAACTTTCTATAGCAGATCTAACTAAGTCTTTAGATATACCAAAGTCTAATCTATTATCTGCATCGTACTTATTAGAGACTGCTTTAAAGTATATCCATAAGTTATCGAAATGCTGTGCAAGCATATGCACAAACATCAAGAGAGGTTCGTTTGTTTTATCTTCTCTTAAGTAAGTAGGTACAGCGTTGGTAAGTACATCATAATTTGTAATATCGAAATTAGATGCTAATTCAGTTTGATTTTCAAACCAAGTTCTTGATTCCTCTGTTGTACTTGCTTGATTAGTATAAGGAGGTAAGTTGTTAGATTTAGGCCAAGAATTAGATCCGCTTTCATAGTAGAGGAATCTATCGTAATGGTCAAAGTTATCTACAATACCTTTTATTAGGCCTTCATAGTATTGCTTACTTCCTGAGGCACCAAGGTTAGAATAGTTCGTAGATGATACTGTTATTCTATCACTATTGTAACTATCTATTAAGTCAAGTTTGTATTTAAAGTTTCTTAACCTTTCTTCAGCAGAAGAAAAATGTATAAAATCTGCATAGTTAGTATGGTCTATACTAATCTGAGCTCCTTTCTCATTAAAGAGGGAGTAGAGTTCATAGTAAGAACCTGTTACCGGGTAACTAAATAATTCGTCAAAGTTATAAAACTCTGTTGGATTGTTAGCAGTGTTGTCTAGTCCTGCTGTAAAGTTTGGACCTTTTAGAAAGGGTACCTCAATCTTATCTTCAACTTCTTGAAGTTTAATATCAAATGCAGTGCTATCTGCTACAATTTCTAGTAGGTTACAGATATCTTTCTTACCGAACTTTTTAGGTAAAGGTTTTAGTAGTTTAACAATTACAGATTGCCCTTCCTTGTGTTCTACTAAGTCTATATTAATACCTGTACTGATATCATTGTTTCCTAATGATACCTTGAATTCAGAAAAATACGATTGATTTTCTAATTTAGATCTTACTTCAGCAACTGACTGTATTAATTCGTCATCGGTTAATTCTAAAGTAAGTAACTGTATTTCTGTTCTATCTCCTGATATGTTCTCAATAAAGAATCTAGGAGGTGTCTTTCTAAGGTGTAATAAGTCAGTAAAGAAATTATAGGTTAACCTTATGTCCCCATTTTGAAAGCCGTTAGCTATTGCATCCTTATGTGGTTCTAACTGTAGGTTAGTTGCTCCTTCTTTTCCTGCACCTGCTGATAAAGTAGATTGAGTACTACTTTTATAGTTAAGTTGTGATTTTAGTAATGTTCCTTCTGGTGTGTATATGTGAAGGTCTATAAAATCTTTATTTTCGTTAAAGGTATTATTGATTGAGAAAGGTCCAACAAGGATCGCATCCTTTTCTTCTAAGGATGTATTACCAATATCGGCTTTAGTTACTATGTAATTAACTTTCTCCACCAGTGTTTGCTGCTATAAGGTTTGCTATTTCTAATCTTTGATCTAATATTTCATTTTGAGAATCAAGTAACTGTTGTCTTAATTCTGCTATCTCATCTAAAAGAGGTTGGATGTCTTGTTCTATATCGTTTATTGAAATTAGGTCTCCACTTCTTAATGATAAGTACTCATGTGATTGTTCATCTCCTTGAACAGGAATTTCTAAGTAAAGTTCTTCGTAATCTTTAAAGAATTGTTCTACTGTTTTTTCTACAGCTTCAGCTACAGGTTTTTTAAAGCTACTAAAGCTTCTGTCGATAACTTTACCGTAGTCATCTTTCCCGTAAACTGTTTTTTTGATTTGTATATTCTTACCCATGTCTAACTACCTTAAATACGTTTCTTTGATCTATTACAATATCACTGCCACCAATAGAAGTTTTCAGAAGAAGTCTGTAGTATCTTTCAGGTTGCAAGCTGTCCATGTAAACGTCAAAATAGCTACTAGTATCATCAGCGCTTACTTTAGTGTAATTCTCGTCAAAGTCTATAATCATTTCATCGCTGTATTCATCTTTAATAGCCCAATATGTATCTTGAGGTAATTTATATTCAGTAAGATAGATTGAGCTTGTAGTGAAGGCTCTAGCAGGATATTTAGGTCTAGCAGAAATTCTAAATCTAGTTTTGTCTGAATCTATATACTTTTCTTTTTGGTTCTTTATACTTATGGTTGCAATATCAGTCGATAGCTCATTAAGTGAACTGTTGAAAGAAGAGTCATTCCATTTAAATTCCATGTATGGAGGGAATACTGTGTTAGTATCAACTCCAAAGTATTGTAACGTAATTGATGATGTTGTTTCAAACTCTAAATTATCTGCTAATTTTATCGCTTGTCCATTATTTTCTATTGATCCACTTGTTACAGCATCAACAAAAGAAGTTACATCTATGTCTAAATCGAGATTAGATTTCAAGTCAAAAGATTTAGAAGCGTCATAAGACCCTGTAATTAGATCTCCTCCTAAATTATTCCATTCGTTTGTGTCTCCAGAGTTTCTATATCTCCAGTTAACTCCTGTTCTATTGACAGGATTGTCTTCTAGTTTACCTGTTCCGTTATCCCAAGATGAAGAGATTGCATGAGCGTTTAGTGTATATTCTTTTGGAATTTCTGATGCATACGCTACATATAGATGGATAGAAGCAGAATAGGGGCCGGATACTTTTGTGCTAAGTGCACTGTTTATTTCTCGATCTTTAAACTTAAGTAGTATCCGGCTAGAGCGTCCTATTCCATCGTCATCAGGGTATGAACGAATTTCCAATATTTCGTCTAGGCCTGCATTTGCATACAAACCGGCAGTAGTTGGTTTAGACCAAATGGTCGTATCTTTTTCTGGAAAAATTCTATATACTGCCATATTATAATGTTGTTACTCTCCCTTCAATATCTTGATTAGGGAATTTAATTTCGAAGCAGCAAGGATCAAAAGAAGGATAAACAACATTATCTTTTGTTGCTCCTGTAATATCATATCCAAATTCTGAGTATTTCTTACCTGCTTTGTTTACTATACTTATATTCTTAACTGTTTGTACTCCTTTAACTCTATCTAATGTAGTATATAAATTTGATAAGTTAAGGGGTTGGTTAATTGTAAGTTTATCTCTTCCTAATGCTTCTTTAAGTTTTTCTGTACAATTTAATAGTACATCCTTAGATTGGTAATTAGGTAGTGCTACTATTTCAAATTGTAGTCCTATATTGATAACAAATGCATCTTTTATATCTACTGCATCAGTTAACATCATAAATTGAGATAAATATGTCTTAAGATTTTCTTTTAATGTTCTACTAGCAGTCACTAGTTGACCTTCATTGTTTAATGCTAATACGTAAAGAGAAAGTGCTAACCTATTATCACTTAATACTGTTTCATTACTTCTAGTTGAACTGTCTTGTGTTACGTATACTTTAGCTATACTTCCAAACATAGCAGGAAGAGATAAAGAGCGTACTGTATAATCTTGAAGTGTGACTGTTCTCTGTTGCTCAGCAAAGGATCTCATTGAGTTCTCTCTTATCTCCTGCACCGAATCGCCATCCCTACCACCTAATGCAGGACTAGGATTATTGAAGGTTAGAGACGCTACTTTAGAAGAATCTACTGCTGTTGTTCCTATAGCATCAATAGTTGTTATTGAATTAGCAGGTGCATTTGCTTCTATTCCTCCTCCAACAATGTAACGTATAGTTAATGTTGTATTTGAAGGAGCAAGTCCATAAGATTTAGAAAATAGAAAGTTAGATGGATCATAAGCAAAATCTAGACGATTCGTTCCTTGTCTAGTACCGTACCCTATTGATGTTGGATCAGGTAAAAATTCGTTATCATCTTCTGTACTTATACCGGCTCCGAACTGAACTTGTAAAACACCTTTAGAAGTAAATCTAGTAACAAACCTTCTTGCTACTTTTTTTAGTTTCATTAAGTTAGGTGCTTGAGCTTTTTCTACTCCTAAGTTTACTTCTGGTAAGAATATTGTATCTTGTCCTAAGAAAGGTACTTCGTACCATATATTACCATCGCTATCGGTTATATCAACTACTCCTATAATATCTGTATCAGTTATGTTTACTGTAGCAAATTTATTAGAAGTCGTAAATGCTTCAACTCTTGTTTTTATTTTACCAGAAAAAGCTTTTGCTTTCTTCTTCAGTAAAAATTCAGAAGGTTCATTATTAGTTAATGAAGCTACTGTTATGTCGGTAGGATCATAAGAACTAGAGAAATTAAAGTCTACTTTATCTTGAAGTAAAAAAACTTGATTACCTTGTGAAGTAGATTTTAATGTACTGTTTTCTGATACTGTTATAGCTTGATCGAAATTAGGTTTAAAATCTACTCCGATTGCATCTACTAGTTGAGTGACTTCTAGTTCTGCTTCTGCTACTGTTGTTACTTTTGGTTTATATCCCATCATATATGCTAATGCATATAAGTTTGCTGGGTTCTTAGCGTGTTGTAAGAAGGTTTCTTGTAGTTGGTTATCTTGGTAGAAAGAAAGAACATCTCCTACATATGATGCCATTTCAATAAACATCATTCCAGGTGAGGAAGGACCGAAGTCGTTATAAGCGTCAGGAAAATATGCTTTTGCATATTCAACTAACTGTGACTTAAAGTCGTCAAAGTTCCTATTAATGTATCTTATATCTCTAGTTTCTGCCATTATTGCTCTATATTAATTAACAGCTCATCTTTTATATTAGTATTAACTATCTCATATGATAAATAGAACTGAATTAAATTGTTATCTGGTTTTGCAGCAATTTGCATTTTAATAGCTTTCACATTAGGAAAGTAAGTTTCCAGTGCTGCTTCTACTAAACCATTGATTTCATCTTCAAGACCTGCGTTAATATTTTGAAATAATTTTTCTCTAAGAGTTGAACCAAATGAAGGGTTCATATATCTTTCTCCTTGATTAGTTAAAAAGAAGTTAATTAGGTTATTTTTTATAGAGTCTTTTGTCTGGTAGTTAGAAGTAAAAACAGATTTAGCTGAGAAAGGTAGTTGTATTCCAACTGCTTTCCTTGGCTGACGATCTATTGGGTTAATTTTTTTTACTTCAAATGCCATTATAGTCCTCTATGTTTGTCTTTTTTCATTGATGCGTCTAGTATACCTTTTGCTGATTTAACAAAATCTAGTTGAGATATATCCAAACCGGGTTGCTGACCATTACTAGTCATTCCCATAGTAGAAGCCATAGAAGAGGCGAGGTTAGGTGCTGCTGCTCCAGGAGTTCCCATAAGACCGCTATAGTCTTCTTTTGTCATTGCAGAGGCTGTTTGATTAATCATTTCCTCTAATGGTACTGTCCCTTGATTCATTTTCCCTGTTGACCAAGTTCTTCCCAAATCTTTCTGCTTAACGGGTTTATATTCGTTAAATTGTTTAAAAGATTCGGTTTGTGGAGTAGAAGCAATTTTAACTGCTTCATTCATTACTTCTTGTAACTCCTCCTTGACTGCTGCTCTTACTTCTTCACGTATAATTTTGCGTAGTTGATCGAGTTTCATATATATAAATAGTTAGGTTAAGAAAGTTGATTGTCTATTCTGAACTTTATTTCGTCTAATAGTACTTTTTTTGATGAACTAAACGAAGAAGGTCCTTTTATTTGTGTATTTCCATCTTTTATCCCTATAGCAAAATGCTTAGGGGCCAGTTTAGGAGAGGATGGGTCCTTAATTATCTTTAGTAAATACCCTTTATAGAATAGTTCAGGGTCTTCTATTGCATCTGCTTCACTTGTTACTAAGTCTTTAGATAAATCTGTTAATGCTGTTTGTATCTCTTGTAAGGTTTCTAATGCTATATCTAAAGATTGGTTACTTGCTATGCTTAAATCTGTATTTTCTTTAGAAAGGTTACTAGATAGAGAGGGTGCTGTTAATCTTGTAGAGAGTTCAGTAAGAGCACTGTCAAGTTCAGCAAGTGCTTGTGCTTTACCTGTAAGACCTCCACCCTTTAGTGATTCGACTGCTTTAAACTTTACATCAAATACAGGTAATCCGTTTTCATCTAAACCTTCTTGAGTCATAATAGCAAACTCTTTACCAGTAATTGGTTTGGTTTCACCATTTGGTAGTTTTATATTACCTGGAGGAACTAATCTATATGCATCTCCTGTGCTAATACCTTCTTTAATTGCCGAGTCTTTTAACTTAAGTACTGCACTTATATCCTTAGCTCCTTTTAAAGCTATGTCTATTCCTAGATCTTTACCTAGATCTAATTTTACTTGATCAGAAGCGGGTCTAGTATTTGATTTTTCTAGTACTTTAGAGCCTAAGGTAGAAGTAATAAATTCTCCGTC